CACCTCAGGATCTAAATCATCAATAGAATTCTGACGATTCTTTGTGTCCTGTCTTCTCAACTCAGGTAATTGAATTGCTTCTAATAAATTAGTGTCTGCATATCTCTGACTAAATTCTTGGAAAGTAAATGATCTATGACGTAAGATCTGTGCTGCAATAGCACGAGTAGTCTCAATCTCTACTGTCATAGTAGACTGCTCAAACACAGACCAATGGTTGTGTTTAATACAATACTTCAGCAGTCCAGAATACTTTTCGTTCTCCTGATTAGATGGATTAGATACTCTGGCAATGTATGCCATCATCTGTTCAGCATCAGGAGTAATGCTTACAAGTTTTACTGTCATAGTACTTCGTCGTAGTCTTCTTCACTTGGTTCTATGTCAGAGTATCTATAAGACTCTACATCCGAGTAAACTTCTGCTTTGAGTGCAGATAATAACATCTCTAGGTCAGAGACTATGATTTTCAGTTTATCTTTATCCATAATAAAATAGTGTGTGGGGGAGGTTGGGTTTCTGTATTACCAACAAGAGACGGGCATTACTACAGTAGTAAATTTTACATCTCTGCCTGAGACCC